TTCTGGGCAGAGAAGGCAAACAAGGAAGCCAAGGAACTTGCACAAGCTCAAGCCGTCTGGCGAAAGGCGTTCAAGCCGATTGCAAAGCAGTGTGCAGAGCATGCAACCACTCTCTCCATCTGGAAGTACGTTCTCGCTTACAAGGCTCGTAGAAACACTGCAGTCAAGAAGATTCAAGCACTCGTGCGCGGATACCAAGTCCGAAAGAGTACACGAGCCAAGTGCTGCTACTGCTCAGCATCGTGCGATGCCAACTTCTGCAACGTCGAATGTCGTGTTCTCTTCGACCGAGAATGCTGGTAAGTCTTCAAAACGGAACTCGACCGAGCTGTCGTTTTTCCCTGTATTCAAAATGTATAGCCTCCAAAACGCAGTTGATGATATGATTCAAGATATGGATTTGGGAGACCATTATCAAGGACGGATTGAAAATGACCTCATAACCGTCTTTGCTCGCATCAACCCTCAGAAGCAAGTGGTCTTTCGTGTCGTACATGAAAATAAGGTTCGTGTCGAAATCGTTCGACAAAGCCAGATCTCTCCCTTGTTCGCGCAGTTGATTCTTGAGAACCTTGCCATTCAGTTGGACCCCAACTACTTCATGTAAAGAGTTTCCTGTTTTTTACATAATGGGACTGATTCGATACACGACCTCAGTCGATTCGGACGTCAACTACGACCCACGTAAGTTCGCGGACGAAGTTGCAATCTATTTAGCCGATCCAGAAGGATGGGCACAACTACATACGTTTGTGGTTGGAAAGGGAAAGACCATTCGCTTATCATCTCCTGCTACAATCAAAAAGCTATGCGGATTGCCTGATAGTTTGTCATGTGCAACCTTAGGTGGAAACGAGATTTGGTTGAATGCAACTCGATGGATCCATGGTTCAGCACCTTCCAAGTTACCCTTGGAACGTTATCGGCAATACATGGTCAGCCATGAAATGGGTCATTCCTTAGGCTATGATCATGTACAGTGCACCTCAGGTCCTGCTCCAGTCATGATGCAACAAACCTTGGGAATCGGAAAGTGTTCTCCGAATACTACAGTCTATCTTAGTCAGTTACCTTCAAAATCATCACACCGCTCACAATGAGTGCAATCGCAAGTAAGTCGTGGAAATGAATGCTCTCTTTGAAGAGCAAGATACCTACCGTGGTTGTAGCCATCACAGACATTCCAGACCACAATGCGTTGGTCATCGCCATTCCAGACGTATTCATCGTCAATCGTAACATATATCCAACGGCTGCATAGAACAACACACCGACTGCAAAGAAGGCTGAGTTGTCGATACTACGTTTGAAGCAGCTCATGGCTAAGGTTTCAAGCATCACAATCAAAAGAACATACCAATACACGCGTGGAATACCCATTTGTTAGTAAATCGATAGTATCTTTCGCATAAAGGGTAGTTCTCGTTCTCGAACTGTGATAAACCGAACACGGTAATGAAATCCCTCTTTAGATATATCCTCTTCTGACTGGACATCTACTCGAGGAATGGGAGTGGTTGGAATCCCAAGTTGTACACACGCAAGTCCAATATCCACATCATCAATGAGTTTGTTAGTATAGGCAAGATGTCGGTTCTGAAGAAGTGTTTGAACGACGTCCCATGAAAACGTGATTCCTGCACCTGAAATGTAAGTCCAAGGATGATTAGTTCCTATACATCCACCATACAAACCTGTGCGTGGAGCCGTTTCCAGAAATCGCATGAGTTTCGGAAAGATCCATACAGAGGATAAGTTGGTTCGAATCACATAGTCGTAGTGCTTACGGCGAGTGAAATAGTCTAATGCTTTAAAGGTCTTATCTAGAATGCCGAGATAGGTTTCTCGTCCTCGTAAAAACAACGTATTGGAGGTAAGGAGCGGGAATAAGACCGCTGGATTGAACTCTATGAAATAACACTCAATGTCTGGGTGTGATTTCATGTAGGTTTCCCAAATCGATTTATGATGACGATAGACTGGTTCAGTCTGGCTCGAAATCACTAACATTAACACTTTCATTATTTATTGCATGCGAGTTGAAGCATCACGAAGAATGAGTTTAGTATCCATTGTGGCAGGTGAGAAGAAGTTATCGACTACCTTTTTCACAATCTTTTCATCAAAAGGCTTGCATGAAAAGACATCGAGATAGAGATCATCGGTTTCCTCAACAAAGTGTGCGCAAATGTTGGAGGTCTCAATCAACTGAACCAAGGTAAATCCCTTCTTATTACCGGTTCCGAACATGACAATCTGAGGTTTTCCGTAAGGAACCATATCAATTTGATTGACGAGTGTTGAGGTGAAGATTCCAATATGTTTCGCAGAGCGAATCGAGGCAGGAATGCAGTTGCGTCCGTTCAAAATCAGATGATATCCCCAATGAGTCATATACTATTAGGAGATTTAGTTGCTGTAAGCCAGACCGCCCATGCCGCTCATGATACGGAAGATATTGTAGTTGACAGCATAGACTCGGAAGTTGTAAGGATATGCTTTGCTAGGAAAGTTACCTGCACCTCCAGAGATAACACTCTCATAGACCAATGTAGCTGTATCAATACGTGAAAAGTTGCAAGTGCCCGAAGGTTGATGTTCCTCAGGGCTGATGGCAAAGGAATATACGTTGATAGGGTTGAAGGAGGTCTGTGATTGAACATTATTCAAGGATCCGAGCATAGAAGTCGATGCAACGGTTGCAAAAATACTGATTTCATAGGTTCCTGCGCCTCCTGCACCGGTTCCATAACCTGTAACATAAGTTCCAAGAGGGACGCCTGCACCCGTGATCAACATGTTGACCGCAATGGTTCCAGTTACAGCAGATGCAGTCAATGTATTTCCGGAAATGACACCTGTGAAGGATGCTTGAACTGCACCGCCTGCATTTGAAGCTGCCGTAGTTGCAACTGCATTGTGGATGGGCCAGAATGCACCACCTGAGTGGTGTTGGTAAGGTTGGACCTTCCAGAAATAATCGCCATATCGCTCATCAAATCGATCCTGTCCATTGATTTGGATACGTGCCTTTAAAACGATGTCATCGTAGGTGAAGGGTTGAGTGTATCCAAGTGCAGCAGTGACCGTTGAACCACAATCTGTCTTACGTGCATCTTGGAACACCCAAATCAACTCCTTGACTGGGTGGTTGAGAGTAAGATCGAGACGTCCAGAGGCAGTGTTAATGGTTTGAGGGATTCCAGTCTGGAGCTGATCGATGAGATACTCATGACTCTCCTGTGCGAATCTACGGCGCTCCTCAACATCAAGATAAACGTAGTCCATATACATCGCCATGTCTTGGATGTCTGGAAGGGCTGCAGCAGCTTGCGACACATTTGTATATCCAGTACTACTGACCAAATCAGTTGCAGCTCCCAAGGTGATATTGAATCGAACCTCGTGGTATTGGAGGGCGATCAAAGGCAATGCAAGACCTGGGTTACGATTGAACCAGAACTGGAGAGGGATATACAACACGGCTGGGCGACCACCGCAGGATGTACTGGTTGTATAGCTTCCATTGTACAATCCACCTACCATGGAGTCCAACTTGACGGAGGTATCAAAGTTTGCTGTCAAGCATTCCCATAAGTACAACCATTCACCGTAATGTGTATCAATGACCTGTCCACCAATCTCTACCTCAATTTTCTTGAGAAGGAGGTATCCAATGCGTCGCTGGTCGTCACCAGACCAATAGACAGGAGCGGCTTTTCCAGTATAAGTGTCTGGAAGAACCACTTGAACGTAAGTTTTCCAGATCAAATCGGCATTACGATTGACCACCGCCACGAGACGTTGTCCATAGTTGGGGGCTCCGGTAAAGTTCACACGGAACGCTTCAATGGCAAAGTTCGTATGACGCTTGTAGAGCACCTTCCAAAAGGTGATGTGAGGATTTCCAGTGATATACGCATCTTGTGCACCATAAGCAACGAGTTGAAGAAGACCGCCACCCATTATGTTTATATTCTCGGAGGATAAATTCTACTTCAGCGTCCGCGCAACAAACTCTTCCATAAAGACAATGTATGGTGGCAAGTTTCTTGCCAATGGTGCAGATACGTGTGTCTATGACCCTCCGGTCAGCTGCGACCCTCCGAATCCGTCCATCGACGTCGAAAACAAAGTCTCACGCATTGTGTCGGTTACTTCTGGTGAACGTGAGAAGCAAGCATTTCTTCAAAAAGTGATACAAGACGTCGAACCGGTCTTTCCATCCATTCGAGACTATGTGAACTTTGCGACCGATTCGTGTACGCCTAAATTCAAGCCTGAAGACGAACAACAATCCTGTAAAGTCAAAAACCTTGCGAGTGGACAACTTGTGAATCTCATCACGCCTAAACAGGGAAAGGATTTTTTCAGACTTCAGGTCACTCCTGATTTCAAAGTGAAGTTTCCAACCTACATGATGTTGCTCGCAACTGCGATGAGTTATCTCAATGAATATGGACTCATGCACACCGACTTACATGGTGCAAACATTGCGTTGATGAACAATAAGTTAGTCGCTCACGATTGGGGGCGGTCCTTTGACAGTCGTAACGAGAAAGTCCTCAATAACTATTTGGACTGGGCCAAACGCACAAGTGCATTGAAGAATCGAGCTGAATATCGCTACATTGTACCGATTCTCGACAATAGCGGATACTTCCAAGGACTTATCAATCGAACTACGAAAGACGGAAAAAAGAAA